AAGTATTACCTTTGGAACTATATATGGCATAGGTAATCAGAAGTTGGGTATACAATTAGGTGTACCATCACAAGAAGCGGCAGAATATAAGAAAAGATACTTTGATGGGATCAAAGGGTCTAGAGAGTTCTTCAATGCAGTAGTTAGAAAAGTAGAATTATTAGGACAGATTAAAAATAAATATGGTAGAGTATATAAAATACCTAAGAATTTAGGTTACAAAGGTATAAATTATCTAGTACAAGGCACAAGTGCTGATATTCTTAACGAAAGAATGATACAAGTACATGATTTATTAGAAAATTTTAAGAGTAATTTATTATTACAAGTGCATGATGAAATAATATGTGAGATACATAAGGATGAAATAGAGCTATTACCAAACTTAATTAGAGATGTGTTAGTAGAGAATACTCTACGCATACCTTTAGAAGTTGACATAGAGTTATGTGAGCCATCATGGGCAGTAAAGAAAGATTATTCATATACATTATATCATGAAAAAGAATTAGTACATAGTATAGATTGGAGCTAACATGGATGTTAAATTAAAGAAAGGCGAAACATTTGAAAAGATGTTAAGACGCTTTAGTAAGAAAGTACAAAAAGATGAGTTGATAGATACTTATAGGAAGAAGCAAGTCTTTGAACCTAAAAGTGTAAAGCGACAACAACAAAAAGCAAACAAATTAAGAAAAAGTAGGGAATCATGAATCTACACGATAAATTAACTGAATACTTAGAGCCGAGTGAAGAATCGGTTATGTTATATGATGAGTATGAAGATGCTTTTATTGGACTAGGATATAAACAATTTAGAGGTCCAGTAGCAGTTTATGATGCATCAAAGTGCATAGACATACTAACAGAACAATTTAAAGAAGATCCTGATTACGATGGAGATGAAATGGATGCTTTAGAAATGGCAGTGGAGTATTTTGATTACAATACAATGGGTGCGTGGTATGGAGAAGATACACCAGTCTTTGTAACAGCTACTTTAGAAGAAATAGAAAATAACGTAGGAGAATAATATGACAGCAGGATGGATAAACCCAAAAGCTCCCTATGATTTTACAGAAGGGGAGTGGAGAGATTACAAGAAGAACTACCCAAATTTATCTTGGGGAGAATATAAACAAATGAAAGAATGGGATGTAGAAAACAGAATGGCAAAAGTGCCTAATAAAAAATATAGCTTTATAGAAGCATACAATAATCCAATTGATCCTGACCATTACTATTTTGAAATAGAACCATGGGACTTTATACATGCAAATAAACTTGACTTTGCACAGGGTAATGTGATAAAATATATATGTAGGTATAAAAATAAGAATGGTATTGAAGACCTCAAGAAAGCAAAACAATATATAGAAATGTTAATTGAGAAGGAGCTAAATGGCAAGACGTAATTGGAGAAAATGCTACGATTGTGGCATAAAGATAAATGTAAAGAAACAAGCAAAGTCTGGACATGATTATGATTGTACAGCTTGCTACTTGAAAGAAAGAAGGAGAGCTAGAAGAGATGGCTAAAATAGGCGTAAAATTAGGATTCACTTATAGAGTAGGAGACCTAAACAACAATCAATATGGAAGAATAGATCTAGATATACATGATATAGATACTGATCTTCCTTTAGATGAACAACTCACTAAATCAAAAGAATATGCTGATAAGATATTTGAATCTGTAAAAGATCAAGTAGATACAAACTTAGATAAGATTTTGGAGGAAACTAATGAGTGAGATGACTAGAGCACAAGTTTTAGAAGATGTTCTAAAAGAACGAGAAAGACAGGACTCCATGTATGGTGACCAGACTAAACATTCAGATATGTATTGGAATGTGATTGCCACAGAAGAAAATGGAGAGGTAGCTAGAGCAATATGGGAAGAAGATGATGGACACATGTATGAAGAAATTATACAAGCATGTTCTGTTTACTTTGCATGGGCAGAAGCTATAAGAGCTAGAGGTGACAAATGAAAGATACAGCAGAAAAAGCAATAGAAGATTTGCTAAAAGATAAAAATCTTAACTTAACTATGGGCGACAGTAATGTATTTGACTATGGTAGAATACCTTTTGGTATACCAGCATTAGATACTTTAACAGGTGGTGGCATACCAAAGAAAAGAATGACCTTAATATACGGTCCAACTAACGTAGGTAAGTCATACTTATCATCTCAGATAGTTGCACAAGTACAGAAACAAGGTGGTAGAGCAGCTTGGATAGATACAGAACTATCATGGGATGCTGATTGGATGAGTAAATGTGGTATAGATGCAGGTGCAGTAGTGGTAGGACAACCATCAAGTGGTGAACAAGCTATGGATTCTATAAAAGCATTAGCTACATCAGGTGAGTTTGATGTAATTGTATTAGATAGTATAGCAGGTTTAGTTCCTGCTCAGAATATGGATGAAGACTTTTCGTTTAGTCCTATGGCATGGCAAGCAAGATTCGTTAACTCATCATTACCAAGACTATTACCTAGTCTCCACAGTGGTACAGCTTTAGTATGTATCAATCAAGTAAGAGCTAGTATGGGACCTGTTGCATTAGAAAACATGCCGGGTGGTAAAGCTCAAACTTACTTTGCTCATTTCTTACTAGAAGTTAGAAGAAACGGGTGGATTGAAGAATCTGGTGAGAAAGTTGGCTTTGATATGCAAGTAAGACTAAGAAAGACTAAAGTAGGTGGACAAAACTGGAAGTCTGCTGCAGTTCCTTTCAGAGTTGATGGTGGTATAGATATACTAGAAAGCTACATAAGAGAAGCTATTGAACAAGGATTCATCAAAAAGGCAGGAGCATGGTATACATATGAAGATGTCAAAGCTCAAGGTATGAATGGTCTTAAACAGATCTTTATAGATACACCTGAGTTAGAGGAGCAACTTATAAATGACATTTCCTAGAGATTATACTGAACAAGAAATGAAGGTAGCAGAAGTTCTAGATACAACAGGACTTAGATATGAAACTCAAGCTCCATTTGGTAAATATACTGTAGACTTCTATATAGCAGAAATAGATACAGTTGTTGAAGCAGATGGAGTCATGGGGCATTTAAGAAAAAAAGATAGACAAAGAGATGCTGATTTAAAAGAAATGGGTGTAGAACATATTATTCATATTAGGTCAACTACTAAAAGTAATATCAAGGAGGAAGTATGGCAGGCATTAAACAGCTTGGAAAAAAAGCAAACGTAAGAGGTGTACAAGATAGATGGTTATTGAAAGCTATAGATCAACATCTTACTAAAAAACAAAACCCTCCAAGAAAAGGTGTATTCTTTCCATCATCGGTTTCCAATCCTTGTGATAGATTTGTCTTCATGGCATATAATGGACTATTAGAATCTTCTACAATAGATGGTACTTTGGCTAGAATATTCGATAATGGTGGATTCCTAGAGGACCGAATAAATAAATACTTTACAAATATGGGTATATTAGAAGGTAGAGAAATATCTTTGAAAAGCACTATGCCACCAATATCAGGTCGTATGGACTTTTTAATTAGACATGAAAAATATGGGCAAGTGCCTGTAGAATTAAAGTCTATAAATGCTAGAGGCTTTGAGAGTTTAAAAGAAGCTAAACCTGAGCATGTTTTACAATTACATACTTACATGAACTTATGGAATGATAATAACAAATCAACACCTGTAACACATGGAATTGTATTGTATGAAAATAAAAATGATCAGAAACTAAAAGCATTTTTAGAAGAACTTAGTCCCAAAATTTGGGATGATATATTAACTAGACTACTTAATATAATGGGCATGGCGACCATACCTGAGAAATGTACAGGAAATAAGTGGTGTAAATGTAAGGAGGTTTAATGGAAGACGAGAAATGGACTCCAATAAAAGCTCTAGGAAGAGCTAGAAAATCGATTAGTGAATTAGCTATTAATGAATTAGTGATTGACAAATCTGATAAACCTGAATTAATGTTTTCACAAGTATACAACGCTAACAATGAAAAGTTAGAAGAATTTTTAGTGATGTATAGTGGATATAAAGCATACTTAGAAACGGAGATTGCAAAAAGAGAATCAGAAAGAAATGCTTTAGAAGCAGCTTTTGAAGAAGGTTACTCTAAAGCAATGTATACTTTGTATCAAGAAAGAGAAAACGAAGGTAAAAAGAAACCTGTAAAGGATGAAATTAGAGGTGAGATCTTTAGTAAATATCCCGGACTTGAAAACAGGAGAAAAGAAATAATAGAGAAAGAGATAGCTGTAAAAGAACTATCAGGACTATTAAACACATATACAACTGCATATAATACTATAAGTAGAATTGTAGCTCTACGAACATATGGGGGTGAGAAATGATACTCGGATTAGACTGTTCATCAAGAGCAATACATGGTGCTGTTGTTGATGAACATGAAAACTTAGTAATGCAATTTAGGACAGAGAAACCTGACAATAAAGCTGAATTTAATACTAGATTCTTAAATATTGTTGATAATTTTGCAAAGATATTAAGTAAAATAAATATAGAAAAGGCTTTTGTAGAAGCTGCGATTTATATACAAAACCCAAAATCCACAATTGAAATAGCTAGGGTTGTAGGTGGCGTTCAAATAACATGCCATAAAAATCGCGTACCTTGTCAATTGGTAGATAATACAAAGTGGAAAAAAGAAATAGTAGGTAAAGGCAACTGCTCTAAAACACAAATTATGGAATTTGCTGTAGATAAATGGGGAGATGTCTTTCTAGAACAAGACTTTGCAGATGCAGCTTGTATTGCATTGTATGGATTAAAGGAGAGCAGAGATGGGGATTCCTAGAGGATATAAGAAAACTAGCGATGATATGAAATTTTATTATTCATCACCTAGAAAACAGAAGAAGACTAAACCTAAAGACAGTCTACCTAAAGGCATGACTGCAAAAGAAT